CGCTGTGAAGACCCTCGGCACGCACTTCGGGATGTTCGCCAAGAAGGTCGAGCACACCGGCAAGGATGGCGGACCGATCGAAACCCAGACACGGATCCTGGGCGACGTGATGGATCTGATCGACGGATCCGATACGGGCCCCGGGCCGTCGGCGTCACGGAGCAAGTAGGCCGTGGAAGAACTGAGCGACCAGGACGCCAGCAGGATCATTGAGAAGCTGGGGGATCGGTGGTGGCGGCTGAACAACCTGTACTACATCACCGACAAGTTCGGCCGACGGGTGCAGTTCAAGCTGAATGAGGTGCAGGCCGACCTTGATGACAACCTGCACACGTTGAACCTGGCACTGAAGTCGCGACAGCACGGCATCACGACCTGGGCCTGTATCCGCGCCCTGGACATGGCGCTGTTCAAGAAGAACACCAAGGCCGGTGTGGTCGCCCACACCGCCGGCGACGCCGCCAAGTTCTTCCGCAGCAAGGTGCTGTACGCGTACGACAACCTCCCGGACTGGCTGAAGAACATCCGGCCGGCAGTCCGTCGGGACATGCGCGACGGCGTGCTGGAGCTGGCCAACGGCTCGAGCATCGAAGTGTCGGTGTCACATCGCGGCGGCACGCTGACCTTTCTGCATATCTCCGAGTACGGGCCAATGTGCGCCATGTACCCGGAGCGGGCCGGGGAGGTGGCTTCGGGCGCACTGAACGCGATCGCCTCTGGCAACATCGTGGTGATCGAGTCGACCGCCTATGGCGCCGCCGGCGACTTCTACGAGCGTTGCCAGACGGCGATTGAGCTGGACCGGCAGATCCGCGCCGGCACGGCCAAGCTGACGGCGATGGACTACCGCTTCCACTTCTATCCGTGGTTCCGGGATCCCATTAACGAGCTCGATCCGGACGGCGTCACGCTCACCGCTGAGGACGAGGCCTACTTCGCCAAGGTCGAGGCGGAGATGAACTACACGCTGCGGCCTGAGCAGAAGGCCTGGTACGTCAAGAAGGCGGCCGAGCAGCGCGACAAGATGAAGCGGGAGCACCCCAGCACGCCGGAGGAGGCCTTCCAGGCGAGCACCGAGGGTGCGTATTACGGCAAGGAAATGGCCGCCGCCGACAGCAGCGGGCGGATCACCGATCTTCCGATCAACCCGCAGGTGCCCATTCACACCTTCTGGGACATCGGGCGCAGCGATGCGACGAGCATCTGGTTCATGCAGGAGAACGGCCCCTGGCTGGATTTCGTCGACTTCTACGAGAACTCTGGCTTCGGCGTTGCGCACTACGCCAAAGTGCTGAAGGAGCGGGGCTACCTGTACGGCAAGCATTACTGGCCGCACGACGGTGCCAACGAGGACTGGTCGGCCAACGAGAACCGCGTGCAGGTCGCCGCCAAGTTGGGGGTCAAGCCGGTTGTCGTGGTGCCCCGGATCAACGACATCACCGAGGGCATCGACATGGTGCGCAACATGCTGCCGCGCTGCCGGTTCGACAGGGTCCGGTGCGGCCCACCCAAGGCAGGCGAGGGCCGCGGAGGGCTGGAAGCCCTGCGGCGCTACACCAAGGTCTGGAACGAGAAGACCGAAACGTATTCCGACCTCCCATTCCACAACTGGGCCAGCAATCCTGCCGACGCCTTCCGGCAGGCGGCCCAGGGCTATGTCAGCAGCAGCGGCCGCCGTGTCGGCGAGTCGCGCGGAATGGCCAACGACAACTGGAGAACTGCATGAACGTTTCCCCGCGCGAGCGGAACACGCCTACCTCGGTCGAACTGGTCGACCTGCTGTCGATGCTGGTGGCCGCAGCAGATGAAGGGCAACTGGTAAGCGTTGCTTTCATGTTGCGATCGCCGGAGGGCGACACCATGGTCGACTACCGTGGCAGCCACGAGCTGAGCGAGCTCACCGCCAGGACCGTCCTGCAGCGCATCGCCCAGGACATTGCCGTGATCCATCCGGCGATCGCCGCACGGATCGAGTCGGATCTCACCAGGAAGGCGAACTGACGTGGACGAGACCACGGTCCAGCTGCTGGCCATCCATTTGCAGCAGGCCCGCGCCTACGCACGCTACCTGCCGGGGGGCGAGAACCACGGCACCCTGGTAGAGGACCACGTCCTGTCACCGGATCAGGCTGCAGCTGCGGTGGTGGAAGAGCTGAATGCCGCGTTGGGGCTGCTGGGAGCTGAGGCATGAGCGCCGAGGTCGAGCTCGCCCCGGATGGCTTCGTGTGGTGTGGCAAGAAGGGGGATCTGACCCTGTACCTGACCCACATCGTGCGCGATGGCGACGACGATGCAGCGCTCTACATCCGCAACGAGAACCGCCGGGTCGAAGGAATGAACCCGATTACCGGGATGATCGCTTACGGCAGCCCAGCCTATGTGGTGCCGTTCCGCGACTTCTGGATCTTCCGTCCGGAGGACAAGGACCGTGGTCGCCACCACACCATCGGCGACATGGTTGCTCGCCTGCAGAACGCCTCGGTTGCCCTCTACGGCTTGGACGTCCCGGCCTACCGCCACCGCATCCATGACGCCATCCTCGAGTTCTGCGACGACGTGAAGAACCTGCGCCCGCCGGCGGAGCAGACCCGGGAGCAATGGCTCGGCGAGATGGCGCGGATGGGGATCCAGATCAAGATCAATGGGCAGAAGGTGAACTGATGCAGACGATCGAGAACTTGCGCAGCGAGCCGGCCTACGACCCAGGTGCTGCCGACGTGGCCACCGCGGCGCCGCCCGACGTGGAAGGCCACCCGCTGGACAGTCTGGAGAACCGCCGTCTTCATGCGAAGGTGCTGGACTACTGGTACACGGCCCTCGATGCGTTCTACGACAACCGCATCGAGCAGATGCTCGACTACGACTTCTACGACCACATCCAGTGGTCAGAGGAAGACCGTGCGGTGCTGGCGGCCCGCCACCAGGCGCCGCTGACCTACAACAAGATCAAGATGGCCATCGACTGGGTCATCGGCACCGAGCGCCGCACCCGCATCGATGGCGTCGTGCATCCGCGGGCCGAGGATGACGTCGACATCGCCGCGGTGAAGTCGGAGCTGATGAAGTACCTCAGCGACACCAACCGCGTGCCGTGGGCGCGCAGCCAGGCATTCAAGGATGCCGCGATCGCGGGCTGCGGCTGGACCGAAGAGGCCATCCGGACCGACCGCGCAGACGAGCCGGTGATGGTGGGCCACATTCCCTGGCGGCAGATGCGCCGGGACCCGGTCAGCCGCGCGCTGGATCTGAGCGACTGTCGCTTCCTGCTGCGGGAGAAGTTCGCCGATCTGGACTATGCGGAGGCGATGTTCCCGGACCGCATCGAGCTGGTGAACCGCGCTGCACAGGACCACTACGACGGCGACAATGGTGCCTTCGACGAAGAGCTGGATCTCCCCCAGGTCTTCCGTCGCTACGACAGCCGCGGTCACACCGTGACCGGCCGGCGCATTACCGGCAG